CGCTCAAGCTCGCCAACCAGGAAAGCGCCAGAACCGTCAACGGTGGCTTGGTCAAAAGTAAACATATTTAGCGGTTCCCTTAGATGTTGTAAGCGACTTCAGCGTTGCCAGCGGCATCGCCTGCACCGGTGAAGGAGGCGTTAGGCAGCACGACAGTTTCGTCAGTGACAGCCGCGCCCAGAATTGCGCCCAACGGGCTAGCATCGGTCGGGTTAGCATTACGCACGTAGACCGGCGCACCTTTAACCAGATTCACTGCGGTGCTACCGATGTTCACGGTCATGTAGCCGCGCTTCATCACGTCGCCAGTGAAGTTCTTACCAGTACCAACCTGGCGCACCATGTCTGGTGTCGAGGTGGTTGGGTATGGGCGAACGTACAGGCCAGTAATCACGGTAGCGGCATCAGATGCGGCCAGCGGGATGAACTTGCCATCGGCGCTGTCTTTACCAGCCAGGCCATAAGCCGCGAAAATGTTAGATGAGTCGACGATCACCGGCTCGGTGGTCAGGTCTTGCGGGCGTGAAATAGCCCCGGCGATGCCTACTGGCATCCGGTACAAATATGCAACCATGGGTTTATCCCTTATTTTTTCCAGTGAGCGGCGAAGGCTTTGTTGAGAGCAGCCGGTGAGTTTTTGTTGGATGAATCGTAGAAAGCAGCGCGAGAGGTGGTGACCGGGGCAGCGTTGCGTGACTTGGCGATTTCACTAGCCGACACGAACACGGCATCCAGCGTCGCTTTTGGCATCTTGCTGAAGTCAGGTGTGGCACCAACCAGCGGAGCAAGCAGCGCCTGACCTTCTGGTGTTTTGAATGCTGCGTCCATGGTGGAGCGTTTGAATGCAGCCAGTTTGCCACCTTCAGGCAGTTTAACGCCTGGCATGATCAGCTCAGCGCGAGCAACGACGCCCTGATGGTAAGCAGCGTCAGTGGTGGCTTTCTTCTTCTCGTCCTCTTCATCCGGATCCGAGTCAGTGGTAGAGGTAGATGCCGGATTAACGAGCTGCTGCACCAGAACCGCCAGCGCATCAACTTTCTTCTCCAGTTCGCCAATACTCATAGCGCCACCATCAGCACCTTCTTCATCGGTAGTCAGTCCGCCAAGCTCGCGCTCTTGTGGCAATGGCTGCGCCGGGTTGATGGTGATGTTTACTGCCCGCGCCAAATCAAGGCTTGGCTCGACCAGTTCTGATGGCGCATTGTCCACCAAATCGGCCAGGCTATCGGCATCCTTGGTTTTAATGGCCCGCTTCAGCTGGCTAAACCAGCCCTGATTTTTGGTAGTCATGAATGTGCTATCTCCAATTGAACAGCGAATGCCTGCGCGACCATTGGGTACGCTCGCACAGTGGTTACCGATAATGGTGTGTTGCCTTGCTTGGCCTGGGCCTTGCTGCTCGTACTCAGCGTCATAGCCCATTGATATCTGGTCCTGACCATCCATCACCTTCTGAATGCCTTGAGCAGTCTTGATGTGGATGTCACCCAGCATTAAATCTGACTGGTCACCAGTGCCTCGCCGGACGTTCTGAATATGGCCGTGGGCGTGGTCCCGCCAGTTGCCCGGGTTAACCATGTCTTTGGGGTGGCCGAGTGTGAATGCCATACCTTCGAATGAAGCCAGCGTTTCAGGCCGGAACACTTCATCAGCATCGCGGGTTACGACAATCTCACCATCCTCATCACCAACGATGCCGGGTAGTTCGCTTTCGTCGTAAACCTGTGCGCCAGTGCGGGCGATCGGGACGTCTTTGCACAGTAGGGAGCCATCGGCCATCTCAAAGCGAGTATTGCCGAGGCGGGTTGTGTAGAAATATCGCACGATTTCACCAGTAATTAAGATATAAAAAAACCCGGCATGGCCGGGTTATTTATCAATATCAAAACTTAAATTTTGTATTTTGAGTCTCTGTTGTTATCACTTTCCGGGGGATCCATTCTCTCCAGTCTTTGCTGGACACTTTCTATGTCCATTTCCTGTTCAGCGTTCTTTAAACAGTACTCAAGCAAATATTTATGGAAATCTAAATCTAAGGTCGCTCCGTTTGGATGCGTAAAATGTGTAATCTTATTTTTGTAATCTCTTTGAGGCTTAACTGTAATTTCTGTGCCGTCAGACATTTCAACTATCCAATCAGCATTTTGCGTGTTTACCCTTAAAATAGTGGCCATATGAACCTCATAATTTAATTAAACTACAGAGGCATTAATAATATTGATAAATTTTGTTTATACAATACTTTCACAGTAGCAACGGCAATTAGGGAACTGGCCCGCGTGTCCGGTCATGCCATCCAGCGTCGGAGGCTTTGCCCAGTCAACGTATTGGCCGTTCATTTGTGCGTGAGAATGACGTACATCGCTATCTCCGGAGGTGCGCCAGATATAGCCACGAGAACCGATGCGGGTTGCCCGAGCTTGAGTGATTGCGGTCGATGCGCGGCCAACCTCTGTCCGGGCGATGGTGCGAGCCCGCGACTCAGTCACCTCACCGGTGCGCATGATTTCTTTCTTCAGCTCACTGGACCGCCTGCCGGTTACCACAGCCTCAATCGCCTGATTGTGAATGTCGTAGACTCGGTCAGCAGCTTCCAGCGGGAGGGACTTGAACAGCTTCACCTGCTCCTGAATGATGCTGCGGGTGACCATGCCCTGACTGCCCGCCATCAGGTCGCGCAGGCCGGCAGAGATTTGCCAGGAGCGTTCACGCCACATTGCATCGTCGGCAATCTCCAGCGTGCTGATCAGGCGATTTGATACCGCTTCAGCCCATGGCTCAATCAGGTCGGCGTAACGCTCCAGCCTGTCCATGATGTCGGTGACACTGTCATTTGAACCATCGTAAGAACCCTCGACTATCGCGCCCACCGCCTGCGCTATCTGTCGTAGCTGTGTTCCCAGTTGCCTCTCGGCGCGCTTCAGGTTCGGTGGCTTCGACGTTATCGAGGTCTTTCTCGCTCGGCGGCGGGAGGTCACTGGCATTATCAATATCCTCGTCGCTGATGGTTGAGCCTATTCCGGTTACACGCGCGGTCTCCTGCAGATGCATTGCCCCGGCTTTCTCCGTCATCAGGCCAGCGTCAACAGCTTCACGTGTAGCGCTCACAACCTTCTGTGCGGTTTCTGCGCGTTCACTGTCTGGTGTCTGCCACAGCTCGTTGAACTCGAATGTGAAATCATCAGGAAGCGGCGCAGCAAAAAGGCTCATATGCAGAACCTGAAACAGCTTGCGGATGGGGCGGCGTAACTTGCGCTCCTGCTGAGTCGACACGTTGTCGTAGTAGTTCGCCAGATCGGTGTCACCGGTAGAGAAGCCTGCAGGAGACTGACCGAACAGGCGGACCAGAGGAATACCGAATGCCCCTGACACCTGCTGCCCGAACTGCGCCAGCACGTCACTGAGCCCGGCATACGAGTAGGTGTGTGCCTCAAACTTGTCGGCGGCGTCCATGATGGTCATACCTTCGTTGCTCTGGTATTCGCGGATCATGTCCATGTGCGACATCAGGCCCTTAAACATCGGGCTGTCTTTACCCATTGCCAGCAGCTTGCGCAGACCTTCAATGCTGTAGGTGCGCAGGTGAGCTTTATAGACCAGTTGAGCAACGCCAGTTGTCGTGGAGTCGAAAGCCAAAAGGCGATCGAAGCAACGCTCAATGACCGACATGCCCCAGTCGTTTTCTGTCAGACGCTGCTGATACGGCAGTGGGATGCCATCAAAGCGAATCAGCCGGGAGTGGTGAATGCGCCACGGCGGGATGCCAGTCGCTGACGTCACAACCTTGTAGAACTCCGGCATGCCAAAGTCCGGTCCCAGCTCGCTCACCCGGCGCTCAGTCATTGCGTTGAGCATCCAGCGGTCCATCACCATCACGCCCTTAAAGGAGTCTTTGGCAATAGTCTCGACGCGCAGTGGTGTTGAGTAGTTCTGCCCATCAATCAGGATGACGCCCACAGCGCCACCATAGAGCCGCGCCCACTTCAGCGTGTCATTGATTGCTTCCCACAGCCCCATCTCATCCCATGCGTGGTCAAGCTGCTTCTTGCGGCCATCTTCCAGCTTGGATGTGATAGTCACGCCCTTGCGGGTCATGTCGTCAGGGATTGCATCGACGCCTGCACCAACCAGCCATGATGTGCGGTAGGCCTGCTCAATCAGCAGGCGGTTTCGGGAAGTCCAGTTATTACGGTATGTGCCAGCGCCAGACTGGTTCGACTCGTTGACGCCCATCCGGGCAATGAAGTTTTCATAGCTGTCACGCGTTGGTACAGGCTGCGACATGCTTTCTGTTTCGGACATATTCAGCCTTTCCCAAGTTGCGCCCAGGTGCCGAGGCTGTCTGAGCTGGTAATGTAGCCATCCAGCCCGTAGCGAATGGCATCGATGCA